CGTGGCATGGACATTGGTGACGTTGGCTCATTAGTCAAGCAATTTGCTGGCAAACCAGAAGAGTTTGCAAAGGCAATTAACGCCCGGATGAAGGGCTAAAAGGAAACCACAATGCTTCAATTCTCTCCAAATCTCGTCGCTGGCGCTGACATCAACCCCTTCCGCATCTGCAAGGTCTTCTCGTCTTCGACGGTTAGCTTTGCTGGCGCTCCGGCAACTGCCGTGACCGACTACGTTTGCGGTGTAACCGACGGCTCAACCCGTCGATTTGACTCTACCGCTCATGCACTTGCGGCTACGTCAACTACCGTTGCTGACCCGATTTCCCTTCAGCCATCGAACTGCGTGCAGCTCGAGGCTGGTGCGGCAATCACCAACGCTGGTACTGGCTTGATGCCAACCACCGGAGGCAAGGCAATCACCGCAGCCACCACCGGAACTATTCCGATGTTCGTCTCCCTTGAACCTGCCGCCGCCGATGGCGTCATCTTCTGGGCTTACCGCCTCCCAGCAACCCGTGGGATCGCCTAATTAGCAGTCGAAAGGAGGTCATCAAATGGCCTATGTAACAGTCGGAGGCGGTCTAAACACTTACGTCCCCTCCACCAACGCGCTCGCAACTGGCGCTCTTCAGGTTGAGTTCACCCGTGCGGTGAATTCGTTTGCCATCACCCGTTACGCTCAAATCGTTGCCTGCAATCAGCAGACGGGGTACTACCTGCGTCTTGATTCGGACGACAACGTGCGCGTGACCGACGTTAACGAATTCGCTTGGCCTCTTGGTAACGACCGCCCGGTCGGCAAGATGAACCAGCACGATTTCGTTACCTTCACGGCTCAACGCTTTGCCTTCCCGTTCTACATCCCGAACGAGACAGTCAAGCAAGCCGCGTGGGACATCGTTGCCCAGCACGCTCGCAGCAAGGCACAGCTCGCTATGACCGCTCGCTCAATGCGAACGGCTACCGCGCTGACCAACACCGCAGCCGTGACTGCGTTCACCGCAGCTGGCAACTATCAGGCTAGTGCTAGTGGTTGGAAGGGCGTTTGGACGAGTTCAAGCACGAACGTCATTCAGGCAAGCATCCAAGACGCGCTCCAGCGCATCTCGCTTGCTACTGGTGGCGCGGTTCGTAGTGAAGACATTTGCATGGTCATCAGTCCGACCGTTGCAAATATCATCTCACAGGCGGACGAAATCCGTAACTATGTGAAGAACTACCCAGCGGCCTTGCCGTTCTTGCAAGGATCTGACATCTTCAGCCGTTACGGCCTCCCGCCGAATCTGTTCGGCGTTTCGGTTGTCGTTGACGATTCGGTCAAGGTGACAAGTCGCAAGGGCGCATCCTCGACGACTCGCGGGTTTGTCTACGGCAATTCTGCCGTATTCGTGAGCCGTCCGGGTGGCTTGATTGGTGTCGAAGGTTCGACCTCGTTCAGCACTTGCCAAATCTTCGCCTTTGAAGATATGACAGTTGAGAACTGGGACGATCCGAAGGATCGCCGTATTGAAGGTCGCGTCATTGACAACAGCACCTCGGAACTGGTTGCTCCAGTCTCTGGGTTCCTGTGCGCCACCGTCGTTGCCTGATTATTCAGCCTCTCAGGATGAGGGTGGTGGGGACTTCGGTTCCCACCCCCCTCTCTAGGCGGAACCTATGACCGCATACGCCACCTACGCCGATTTGGAAGCCGCGCTCGACGCTCAGATCATTGCACAACTGTGCAGCGACCTTGGCAGTCCTATGCTCGGCTCCAACCCGGTCACTACGCACGCGCTGGAACGCGCTACGGGGATCGTGCAGGCGTACACGCGTGTAGGCAACATCTACACCGATTTGGATTTGACGACGCTCTCAGCGGCTCACGACCCCCTGCTGATGACGCTCGTAGTTGACTTGGCGGTCGAGGCGCTCTTTCAGCGCCGCGCCATGAAGATCACCCCAGCCGTGGAGCAGCGCCTGAAGCAGGCGTACTCGATGCTGGAAGCACTCCGGGACGGGAAGATGATCTTTGGGACGGTCGCCAAGGCGGCTAGTGCGGGCGTGCCTGCGGTGCAAGCCACCCCATTGCAGACGCTTGCGTGGTACAACGGAGTGAGCAACAGCAGCTTCTTCCGCCCTCGCCTCCCGAACACGATGCCGGGGCGCTGACGTGGAACCGTGGCGCAAGAGGATCAGCAAGGCGCTTGCCAACGAGGCTGTCCGTAACGGCATTGCGGCGGCTATCTCGGCTTACGCCAAGCAGCACATTGCCCAAAGCCAAGGACGCGGTTCGAACGGGGAAACGGTCGCCCTTGCGGCGCTGAAGCCTATGTCGGGCGAGTTCTGGACAACGAAGAAGCCACGCGACGGGCAGACAGCCAGCGCGACCCGCCAAGTCTTGAAGGCGGTCAGCCGCAAGAAAAAAGACGGCTCGGTCGTTGTCAAGAACGTCATGGTGACCGAGTACAAGATGTCCGGGCAGTCCTACCGGAACGGTGGGCAACCCCTACGGGATACCGGGAACCTACTGCGGTCGATTGGTGCGAAAGCCGAGCAGGTCGGCCCATCTCGCCTGTCCGTGACCATGTCGGGCGCTATCTACGGCATCTACCATGAGAAGGGCTTCTCAACTGACGGCCCGAACTTCATCCCGCTGACGCGCAAGGGCAAGAAGAACCATGCGACCGGGGCGAACCCCAACACCGAGAACCTGTCCCAAGGCAAGGATTACGTCATGGCGTGGGGCGGCGTAGACGTTCCCGCCCGCCCGTTCCTTGTTCCGACTGCCGTAGAATTTAGTGCCATAGCAAAAACAATTAGAATCGGTCTAGCAAAGATCCTCAAAGGAAAACTCAAGTAATGGCAACCCAAATCTTCGTCGCTGGTCCAACGTCTATCTTCGTCAATGTCGGGGCTGGGTATGTCGAACTCGGGCAGACCGACAACGACAGCCTCCCGCAGGTCACCTACTCGGACAACATCCATGAGATCAAGACCGTTTCGTCGGGTGCGACTCCTGAGGAAATGGTGGTACAAAACACGAGCGCGACGATTACCGTCACGCTGGTTAAGTGGGACGCGGCGGTCTTGACAAGCATACAGACGCGCCAACGCGGCGCGGCGTACAGCTCGACCGTTGGCCGCTTGCTAGTTGGGAATAGTGGGACGTTTGGGGTTCAGATTGACCCGGCAACCAGCGGCAAGACGGGCTACACATTCGGGCGTTGCTTTGTGATTGGGGAAGGGTTTGCACACTCGCAATTCGGTAACGTCGAGCAGCGTATGGGTTTGACCTTCCGCGCCATCCCAGACGGTAGCAATTTGCTTGCCACCGCTTATACTTCCTGACATGATCGACCTCACCCCAGATACCGACCCGCTCTTGTTCCGCGTAGAAATCCCGTCCGGCGCGTTGGTAGTGCAATGGAACGAGGCGCTCGCCGCATTGAGCGGGAAGCAAGACGGTCAGCCGCAAGTCGCGGATGTCGCCGCAGCCTTACGAAAAGTAGCACGCTCGCCCGAAGTGGCTGCTAACGCGTCGGACGAGATCCTCTTCGCAGTCTTTGCGCGTATGGGTCAGGCGGTAGAGCAGGCGGGAAAATAGCAAGGGGGGTATCCCTATTCGTTGCGACATACGGACGGCTCCCCTCGGAATTTGACGAGAACACAGCAATGGGACTAGCGCAGAACATCCCCATGATTGAAGCGCGACAGTCCCTCGTATTCGCGCAAGGCATTGCCATTGCGTTCGGGTCGCCTGAATTGACCGAGTACACCGTTCGGCTTGCTACAGGTGACGCGTCCCTTGCGTTTAAGACGCGTATGCAATTGGAACATAGCAAGGCGGTAGAACAACGATGACCGTGCAAAGTAACTCGGGCATCTGGCTTGCGCTGCGTGACGAGATCCGCAATTGGATGTCGGCAAACAACTACGGCGATGCGGTCTATCTAGCGGAGAAGCCCGGAGACGAGATGCTTGCCCAATATGCGGTACAGATCGTCCCCAGCGGCGACGCTGCCCTGCATCCTCGTAGTGGCGTTGGGCTGCTTGAGGCCACAATCAACATCACGGTTTGGTGGCGCGGCCTGCTTGACAACACCAACCGCGCTACCGAACGCATTGCCGGGGATGAGGGAATTGAGCAATTCATCGACGGGCTACGCACGCTCCTGATCCAGAACACGCTCAACGGTCGGCTGACCATCCCGCTCACATGGCGCAGCGGTGGGCAGATCGAAGCCGTAGACGAAGCGGTCGGCTGGATGCGTGGAACCGAGACTTTCCTGTGCGCGTTTGAAATGACATGGGAGGTTCAGTAATGCAAGACCTTGGCAAGATCACCATTGACATCAACGAAGGCGGCGGGTCGTCTGCTGGCGGCGCTGCGGGTGGTGGCGCAGCGTCATCGGGAGCCGGAGCTGTCAAGTCCATTCTTGGGCAGGGCATGAACAAGGCACTTGATGCCGCTGGCAAGGCAGTAGACG